GAGGATGCCAAGTTGACTTTCTGACGTTCCCTTTGGGATGAGGAGGGTTTTGTTGCCACGTTTGACGAGCTCTATTGTGGGGGCTTGTCCGATGTGGTGGTTGATGAGGGTTTGGAGGTTGAGCATGGCGGCGGCCATGTAGGCGAGTGGGTGTTCGTTATGATCGCTTTGAATCCAAGTCTTGTCTCGCCATTTGGCAATCATCTCTTGAGTGCTGTACTTGCCGTTGAAGGATTTGTCTTCAAAGAGCCAATTGATGGCGGGTATGGTGTCCCCTCTGATGTTAAAAGCTGGGCGTTCATCAAAGGGGATACCCAGTGCGCAGAGGCATGCGGCAAGCATGAGGCTATCTAAATCACCATCAGGGCTGCGCAGGTAGTGAGTGGCAGAGTTTTGCATTAGCTGAAGTCATAGTGGGTTGCACTCACTTCAAAGGTGGCGAGGTCTTCGTTCTTGAGCCCCACCTTGATTTCCATGACTACGGTAGAGCCTGCGTCTTCTGTTGTAGCGAGTCCATGGAGAGGGATTGAGTTTGCCAGCGCGAGGATAGCTCCAGTTTTGATATCGCTGGGGCTGGTGCGGGGGATGTAGCCTTTGATGGAAACATCGGTCTGGTCATCGTAGAGGATGATACCGACTTTCTTGCCTCGGTAGTCGCGTTGGATTTTGTTGTCGGGCTTATAAGATACGTCCTGAGATTCCATGATGAGTCCTTGCTGTTCTGCGGCGATCCCGAATACGCCGACTGTTCCTATGATTGTTGCCATACTATAGGGGCTTTTGTCAATTTTTTGTTGATATGGGGAGGGCGTCTGTTATAGTTGAGGGATGGATAATGATAGAGATAATGCCTTAAATAAAATTATAGAGATTATAAAGAAGCTTCAGCGTCAAGAAGAAATGCAAAAATTATACGGTTTTTGCATTGATGACACCCCAATATATCATCTCATACCTCTTGAGTATTTTATAGCTATGGTGAATAGTAAAAAGTTAATTTTAAGGCGAGTAGACACATGGCCTGATTTGAATGAATGCGTTTTTGATAGTATAAAAGTAAAATATAAAGGAGATACGAGTAAGTTAAATATTTTTGGCAGTTCTTGGACTAAAGCAGCTGAAAATGATGCGATGTGGAGGCTATACTCTCCAAATAAAACTTCGATTCGCATTAAAAGTACTTGCAGTAAATTAAGTAAACTAATTGAAGATTTTGCAATGAACAACTGGCTTGATAAAAGAGCGGGAGAAGCCAATAAGCACGCTTTAAATACAAAATCTGCTTCGATACCTGCTTCGATGGCTGCTTCGATACCTGCTTCGATGGCTGCTTCGATGGCTGCTTCGATGACTAATTACGTATCAAAGGAAAGGAACGATTCTAATAATAGTAAGGTCGATGAATTAACAAAACAAGACATTTTCAAACTACATGACCGAATGCTCATTTTACCTTCCGATGTTACATATATAGATAATTTGGAAGAAATTATAAACCACCTACTTCACTCACTGCTGGAAAAACCAACTATGGATGATTCGGGAACTCAAGCTGAATACCCAACTGATTTGACTATTTTTATAGATAAGGAAATGCTAGCGTGTATGAAATACAAACAGTCTTATTTTTCTCATGAAAAAGAAACTCGTGTTCTAATTTATGTTGATAACATAAAAGTTTTGGAGGACGAAGGGAAATCTTTAGGTTTAACTATCGACCCAACTGATTTTATTGAAAGTATAACTTTTGACCCTAGGCTATCAGCTGATGTTGTGGCCCTTTTAAAGAAATCATTTAAAGATGACTTAGGATTAACATGCCCCATAGAACAATCAGAAATGTATAAAAGAATTGAAAAATCGGTAAATGTAAAAGAGTTTATAGGATGTTAGGGGAGTTTTTTATATTAGCCCCTTAAAATACCCCGCCCAATAGCAGAATTGAGAAGCGGAGGGGATGAGGATTCTAGCTCCTGCGAGGAGCTGGAATGCTTCAAGGTCGGAGCCTGCGGCAAGCTGCGTGCAGTCGGGGAGCAAGTGCCTTGCATAGCTGGGGTCATCGGTGATGATGTGACAGCTCGATAACTCAATGCCTAAGTTGTCGCATGCGTTTTGATAGTATTCTCTACCTCTCTGATAACGCTGAGGCATGTGAGTGAGGTAGTCTGTGCCGCGTACATGGATGATGTTGTAGTCGCTCACTTGGGGCGTGAGCTTTACATGTTTCTCCATGTCGCTGCTGTGGATTTTGTTGATGTCCACGGAGACTCCCCCACCCCTTGGGGTGAATTTCAAGCCTCGAAAGAGGGGCATAAACTCTTTGATATTGGGAGCATCTCGGGTCGAGAAGACGCAGTTTTCTGCCCCCCAGCGATGGAGGGCTGCGTCTATCTGCCAAAGATTGTGTCCAAATCTGTTTGTGAGTTGAACTCTCATATATAGCGGGCAGTTTTTAAGGTGAATGTGAAGCTGAAGCTGTAGGTCTGACTGACACCTCCTTGCGGAGTCCATCTGTCAGAACCACTAATGCTGAAACTGCCTGTCCATTTGCCCGTCGTACGGACGCAAGTCCAATCAATGCTGCTTTGGGTAATATCTATCTTTATGATACGCTGATGTTATAGTTAAGAACGTTACCTGTGACGGTCGCTGTGAGGGTTTCTCCATTGCTGGTCATGGTCTCGGTTTCTCTAATCTCTTCGAAGCGGTAGTTCAACTCTAAAGTCTCTTTGACTTGCTTCTTGAAGGCTTCTTTGTTGAGCTCCACTTTATACCAATTGCTGGCCTCATGTAGGCTATCTGTCGGAGCGTTAGTTCTGCTTACTGTGATAAATTTCCCGCTGCTGAGGGCTTTGCTATTCGAGGTAACACTGATCACATTGAGTTTAAAGGAACCCTCCCACGCAGGCGTGAAACTTTTGCGATGAGTCTCAGTCTTAGTGGTCGTGTCATCTCCATCAGTCCCTGCGAACTCTAGCTCTAATGATTCCGCGCTAGAATTCTTAATCCCCATATTAACCGTTGCATGAGCTCCTTGAAAGCTTGCATTTGCGTTGACGGTGATGCTGCTTTCTACCGTGATTTCTCGGGCGAGGACAATGGCTGTTTGGTCTAGCGCAAACTCCCATTCGATAAATCTATCGCCTGCGATAATGCGTCTTTGTGCCTTTACGGTGATGCCGCCCCCAGCCACATAGCCATTGGTGTACCAAGGGTCTTCTCCTGGGATGGGCGGTGGGTCTGGGTCATCGCCGCCACCACCACCGCCAAAGTCTGGACCTCCGCTCCCATCCTCCTCAACAATGGTTATTTTTTTTGCGAAGTAGTAGATGATGACATCAATATCTCCGAGGATGTTTTCGATGTTGAAGTATTTATAGGGTCTCGTTCCACCTACAATGGAGATGCTATAGTTGCAGCCATGTTGAGATGCAGATATCGCTTGTGCTAATATTGTTTCTCGGCAACTTAAGCCATCGATATGGCGGTTTAGGACGAAGCCTGATCGCCCGTAGCTATCTGATGCTCGCTCAACTCCATCACTAGCTTCATATTGTGGTGATTGCTCGATGCTCAATTGATTGCCGCGCTGGACGACTCCCCCATTGCGGGCAAGCAGGCTGAGGCGTGCATTGATATCGCCTCGATAGAGTTGATGTGCTTCTTTGGGGCTAATCGTTGCTAGTGCACGGCTAAGGATAAGGGTGTCGCTTTCGTTTTCAAGTCGTTCTTTTAGCCAAGTTTCTAGTTTGAAGGAACGTTCTGTAGTTACTGTCCCCCAGTCACTATCTACCCCAAAGGCTTCAAGCATTGCAAAGTAGAAAGGATGTGTAGGCGGGGAGTAAAAATCCATATCATGCCTAATCTGCTGATTATGCATGAAGCGTAAGTCATCTTCCGTTGGCGGCAATGCAACGGCGGCTCTTACGTGTTCATAGCTCGAACTAGATTCTCCGTCTACCCACACATATGTGTGTTTTGCTGTGTAAACCATACTGCCTGCTTGCTCATCCTTGTAGATGGGGATGCCGACAAAGTAGAGCACATCGTCAATGATAGCAGCCCAGTATGACCAACAGTGCCCATAATAGTCAATGTGGGAGTAATGGCGTGCTGTGAGGGTTTCGCTTTCCAATATTTTACCTGATTTCGTCTGCTTCGTACGTAACACAGTGGTATTAAGCAGCACGACTGCTCGCCCATAATTCATCAGAATGCCCACAAAACGAGGGCATGCCGATTTGATGAGCTTAGCCCCCTTGAGTAGCTTTGCCTCTGATTCTACCTTGCTTGCGATGCGGAGTTGAGGCTGGATTTGTTCGCCATGGCGCAGCTGACTGCTTCGCCATTCTTCAATTTTTGCTAGTGCTAAGCTGGTAGGTTTGCTTTCTTTTTGTAGGGTGATTTCTTTGAAAATGCCAAATTGTAGTTTCTTGTCTTTGCGGATGCGGGCATGAATGTAGAATGGCCCTTTTGTCTCATCTGTCAGCTTGGGTGTGAGTGAGTGGACGCTGTAGTCGGCAATGTATGTCCATGGCTGCAAGTCCTCGCTATCATGTTCTGGAACTTCAGCTTGGTATTGCTTCATCCATTCGTGTTGTTGTTCAGGGGTAGCAAAGTTCTCGTGCACTTCTATAGGTAGTTCAAAATCACCATGCTGAATTTGTTGGGCAAAATTGCCGCGAATCTGTGCAAGGGCTCTCTGGTCAGAGCTTTCATATTGGAGAGGGTCGAGAGGGTCGTTGCTCATGCTTTAGCTTGTTTTTCTGTGGCACTTAGGGCTGTGCCTGGTAATTCTGCGGCGATGCGGTATAGGTACTCAACGCTGCCGTCTGATTTCTGATAAACTTCAATCAAGAGGAAGCCATTTTTGGCTTCCAAAGCGCTAGGAGAGCTATAGATTGTTCCGTCTTTTTTGGGGATAGTGGCGTGCTTCGCTTCGGGGAAGAAGACGCGCCCTTCTTCTACGTTGATGAGGTATTTAGGTGTTTGTGGGAAGTCCTCATCGCCTGTGACATCGCATTCATGCTTACATAATTTGATACTCACATCAAAAGGCATAGCTTTCCCCTCTCCTCCCAGCTCTATAGTGCCAAGATGGTATTGTGTGAGATTGTACTGGGGCACTTCGTCAAGCTTCTCGATTTCGAGCACCCCTATGGGAACGTAGATATTGCTGTCTTCGGCTTTGCTGCTCACAAACTCCGCCTTGCTGCCGTCATAGCAGACAAAAACCTCAATAGGATCCGATCCGATAGTCTGGATATCTACCCAGTCTTCGGCATCCCAAGGCTGGATAGATTCAGATTTATTAGTGGGAGCATCCTTGTAACTGTTGACGAGGATAAGCTCTGCGCTGCTGTTTCGTATGCTGCCTGTATGGACTTGCAGTAGCATGTCCCATTCACCTTCCGCATTAGCTTCACTAAGCTCTTTGGGCTTGATGCGAAGAGCAAAGTCGGTATTGATGTAAAGCGGTAGCTTGTAAGCATTTCGCAAGAACTCAGGCTGCTTGGCTATCGTTAGCGATGTGCCACCAGAGCTCTCGGACACGCTATATCCTGCTCCTTTGAGCACTTTGTTGCGAGTGAGTGCTTTGGAAATGCTGCTGATGTTATCGGCGAGGCTGTTGAGCCAATCCGCAGTCAGCGTATCTCCTGCTCTTAATTTTCTAGGGAGCTTCATCAGCTATAGAGTGTTTTATCCCAGCCATTGGGGCCCGAAAGTTCATAAATGGTATCTATCGTCCAAGATTTACCATCAGGATTCTTGTTGAGTGTCTTACCCACAAGTAGCCAATTGCGCCCTTTTGGGGTAGGCGCTCCCGATGGGGTATCAATCGTCCCTAGCCCTGAGATGTTGATTTCGCCATTCTTGGCGATGCGCTTCTCCCTCCAAGTTGCACCTGGGCTACGGTATGCGACGATGCCGCGCAGAATCATCCTGAGCACAACTTTTGAGTTATCGGACGCCCCTTCCATTAATTCTTGGAGCGTTTTTTGAATAGGTAATCCGTTTTTATCGAGCTTGGTTTTACCCATTTCGTCAAGCTCATTGACTTTTTCCCACAGCCGCGCTCCATCTTGCGCGGCCTTGAGGTATTCTAGTTCATTGTCGGGGATGTCTTTGCATTTGGGGTGCGTCAGAAGAGGTTCATCAGAGACTGAGCCTTCGAGAGTTTGCTCTACTAGTTTGCCTTCTTTATCATCGCCATCGCCTCCATCGCCGCCGTCCCCTCCATCGCCTCCATCTCCATCGTCCTCCTCATCGTCATCGTCTTCTAGTTCTGGTGACACATAGCTGAGTTTAACGACTGCTATGCTTGCTATACCTGGCGTGATACTAATTTTATCTAACTTCACGCCTTTGAGTAAAGTAGTGCTGCTGCCGAGTGCTGGGAGCGTTTGCATCACAGTTTCTTCATCTACTTCGTAGCTGATACTTGCGCTGTTGCCTGTTTCTCTGTTAGCATTGATTGTGATTTCTTTAGCTGTGAGGGTGTAATCACAGTTGCCTATGGTGATTTTGTTCATTGTTGGGTGAGTATTGTGAGGGATATTCTTTGCTTGATGTCATCATCATTTATTTCTGATGATGCAATGTTGCTGATACTGAGGCTATACACTAGGTAATCATTAGACTGAGCTGTAAGTAATTTCTCGCGCAGCTGGCTTTGGACAAAGTCACTTATCTTATTGATCTGTTGCTCCTGTTGCGAGGCGCTCCAATCGTGGGCATTGCTGCTGAGTGTGATTCGTATCTCATGCTCCCAAGTATTGTTCCCTTTGATGCGTTCTTCGATGGCTTCGCCTTCAATGAGTAAGTATGGTGCTTGGCGTTCCTCACTACCATTCGCCATGAGGATGTTTAAATCAGGAAAAGCTCCCTTAAAGAGAGCTTGTATGTCTGTATAGAGTTTCATCTGACGCTGCGTATCATTTTGCGTTTGAGTGCACGTAGGTTGCCATCGAATCCGCGTTCAACACGCCTGAGTGCGTAGACTGCTCTTGTGAGGGTCTGTCCTTGGTTGTAGGGGACAGAGTTGGTAACTTCGATGCGGATGCCGTTGTTGGGTCTTCTAAGTCTGCGGCAAAAGCCCTCTGTGCTGCCATGCCTTCTAACCCAAGCGGGACTGCGGGCTTTGAGCACGCGTGCTGCTGCATTCCAGCCAGATGCCGAGCGCCCGAGCTTTTTCTTTTTAGCTGCTATGATTTTTTTTACATCGTTGTATTTTCGATATCCCTTAGAGCTGAGACGGTGGGTTTCATAGTGATGAGTCAACTTTTGTATCCACTCACGTTTAGCCAGACTTGGAGACTTGGATAGTATCATCGGGGCTGTGTTTCTTATGGCCGCCACTACAAAGCGCTTCGCTCCATCGTTCACACAGTCTATCAGACTGCGTTGTGTAAGAATAGCCATGGCCGCAAGTTTGCGGTCTAAGCTGGTCGAATTGATGATTACTTTTGCTGACATTGTAATGTGAGGATGGGGAAACTTTGCTTGCCCTCGATGCTGGTGATGCGATACGACTGCGTGTCAAAAATGAGGATGCCTCCGATTTTTGGGAAGGTCTTCAAGTCTGCTCGCAGTATGCGAACTGATAAATCATGGCTCGATTCAAAGCCGCCAAGGTCGAGCTCTAGCGAGCTATTGTTGGCCGTGACAAGAGCCATCAATCTCACCTCAGCGATGACAACACTGCACTCTAGCTCTCCCCAGAGGGAGAGAAAATCATCACTTATATCATCGGCAAGGCTCATGACTATTCTACTAGGCTTTAAACTGCGGCTGATGTGATGCGCTGAAGACCTTCCTTGCGGAGGACTGCGAAGCCGTAGAGGGCTTCAAGCGTGATGTAGACTTTGTCTGACTTCGTATCTGAAAAACGCTTGTATCCGAATGTAAGTCCAGTAGTGGGATCTGTAACGGCACCCGCTTCATCGTACTTAGCCGATGGTTGGAGGTAGCGCATGGCCACTGCGATGGCTGAGGGGTGCACCCCAAAGCCTGCAAGTCTTTCGCCGTTGTCTGGGATGCATTCAGTTTCGTAGATATCAAAACCCGCAATGCGTTGGACGCGACCCTCGACGACGCCTTGTTGGACAAGAGACGTTACGGACGAGTTTGCCACGATTGGGTCTCCAAGAAGTGTCGAATAGTGCGTACTATCCAAAATGAGTGAGCGCTGAGACATAGGCATGCTCACCTTACCGCAGGCTTTGCGCAGTGAAACAATACTCTTGTAGTTGAATGCGTCTTCGGGCACAGAGTCAAGTGCGGCATCGCCAAAGTTAGCTGCTGTAACGCAAGATAGGATATCTGTGAGCACGTCGTTGGCAAGCTGCTGCGCAGCGGCTGAAACCCATTTCTCTAGCATGGGTACAGGTAGCGTGGATGCTTCAATTGCTGACATATGGACGGTTTTGTACTTGTGGCGATTGAGCGTCACCATGATAGACGATGACTCTGAATCAGCGTCATCGGTGTAGTCGCCCTTGAAATCAGATGACTTGGAGGGCTTGCCCACGATGGGGACTTTGATGGACTGAGACTTATCTGCAGCGTCGGGTGAGAAGTTCGTGGAGAATGCCCCGAGTGGGAGCAGTGTGGTCATCCAAGGCATCAGTGCTGCTTGAGCGATTTTGATGTCCTTGAGGTCTGAGAGTATGTTTGGCATGGGTTTGTTCTATGTTTGTGTGTTAGTTAATTTTGTCGAAAAGTTCGCAGCGTTGGTTATGGTTGAGCGAGCGTATGAATTCGGTTTGTTTGGTCGGGTCGCTGATAGCCTTGAATTGTTCAGCTAGATGCTGATGGGGGTCGCCCTTAGCTGTTACTGTCACAGCGGGTGTTGCGGCTCCGTAGAACTCAGCTGCCTTTTCCTCTGCGGATTTAGCGGCGGCTTTCAGTTGGCTGTTTTCTTCAAGTGTGCTGCGTTGCGCGGCATCACTTTGGCTTAGCTTCTCTTGTGAGTGGCTGAGGTTTTCGCGTAGTTCGCTGTTAGCTGTGTTGAGCTCTGCGTTTTTAGTGATAAGCTGCTCTTTTTCAGCTCTAAGCTCTGTCGTGCTAGCCGAAAGTTTGGCAAAATCGCCTTCCAATGTTAAGACCTTCGCGTTGGCTTGGTCGAGTTGTTCATCAATGGTGTCCATACTATAGGGCTTGTTGTCAATTTTTTGTTGATATGGTAAGCCTGTGTCTAGATGAAAAGTGAGCAAATCGGAGAATGATAGTGCCATTCAGTTTTAGCTATACTTATCATACTTGCTGCTATAGAATAAACAGCACTACTAAAAATTGTATGATTTCAAGCACCCTCCAAAATAAGTGTAACCCCACACTAAAAGAAGATACACTCACATCGTCCGTATTTGATTTACTCAAGTACTTACCCGCAGATTTGTTTTGGAGTATATTAAAACAATCACTCTACCAAGATATACTTCCTAAACATAGTGGCGAAATCCAAAGCTATCAATTTTGGGCACGATGGAGTACAGTAAATATTACAGAAGTTAGCAATGCTCATTTCATTGAACCTGACCTCTTTATTCAATTCTCTGATTTTGATATTATCTTAGAAGCAAAGAGATATGATGAAAATCAACAGTCTACAGAACAAAGAACAAAACAGATATTAACTTATTTCGAAGAATTTAGTGGTGAATTAACTGGAAGGAAACTTTATTTCATCGAAGTAGGAGGACTTCATGATAAAACATCCGAAACAATTACATTAAAAGAAAGAGATATCCTTATAGCTAGGACTGACTGGTCAAGTATTTTGAATGTGGTTTGCACAATGAAATCTCAGTGGGATAAGATAGCACATTTCTCACATCAAGGGGCTTCTTATGTACGTATCTTTAATGACCTCATCGCCTTGATTGAAAGGCATGGTTTCTTCAAGCAACTTTGGCTTTGTGAGCTTTTGGATTACAAAAACGAACATAAGTTTACTTATGATGCTAACTACGATTTTTTAAATATTGAAAAATGCGAGCCTATTATCAAGCAACTTTGGCTTTGTGAGCTTCTGGATTACAACAAAAAACACGAATTTAGCTATGACGCCAATTACGATTTTCTAAATATAAAAAAATAAATCACCAAATTATTATACTTCAACCATCAAAAACCATCTATAAATCATGTCCAATAACGATACTTCATCCCTCCTTAGCGACGTACGCCACGCATACCGTCTCCTCTTTCAGTTCCAAACTCGCATTCTTAATTTAAGTAAGATTATCGGCAATAGCTTCAATTTAAATTATGCGGGTGGTTACCCCCAATTTTCAGCGGCTGCACCAAAAAATGGTAAAGGTAGCCTTGATAATTGGGGCTGGGATTGGTTGAATATGTACTATTATGAGTTTCACTTCAATGGAACGCAAATAGGTAATTTAAAAATCAACTTTTCCATATTTCTACTTACTGATACTGGTTATTTCGATTGCGACCCTGAGCGTAAAGGAAGCAATGCCCACTCAAATAAACAACTAGAAGTGGAAAATTTCAACTCTGTTAAAGATAGTAAAAGCAAACTCATCTTTCAGTTAGGCTATTCTGATGCATGGATGACTAAACCACGTGATAGTGACTTCACAAACGCGCTAACCAGAAAAGGTGAGTGGCAACTCAATGATAAAAATATCATTTTCAAGCACTACGATTTAAAAGAGTTTGCGGATGAACAATCTACTAAATCTGTTATTAATGATTTCAGAAAGTACGCCCTAGAGCATGGCTTTGAGCTGGCGCAAATTCAAGTCGGAAATTAAAAAAATCATAAAATAGATGGACAGAGCGTTCTAATTAACTGCGATATAAACGCGCGGGCTGTATGATTCTTCTCATTACAGCCTGTGTCTACGCATAAGTTTGTCGAGTAGCTGAGGAAGAGAGTTGATATTCGCGTCTACTAAACCAAGACTTATAGCCTTTTCGCCTGTGAAGCTTTGCCCCTCCATGGATTCAGCTGCGATGTTGCGGCGGCGGGTCACGGCTTGCTTAAAGACTTCCCAGTTGTCATTCACGTTGTTTTGGAGCAGCTCGCGCTGTTCTTCGCTGAGGGTGGTGCATGGAGTGCCTGCCGATTTGTATTTCCCTGCGGAGATTACATCTATAGTGATGCCCGCTTTTTCCAATTTGAGGCGGCTATCAAGGAGTGGCAGGATAACACCAATGGAGCCAAGCTGCGCCGATGGAGCCGCATAGATGCCATCACATTGTGAAGCCACCCAATAGGCGGCGGAGCAAGCCATATCTGCCGTGAAGGCGTAAACGTATTTCTTCACGCAAAGCTTCTTCACGGCTGCTGCAAGCTCGGGCGTACCTGTGACGCGCCCACCTGGACTATTGATGTCCAGCACGACGACTTTTACTCGCTCATCGCCTGCCAAGCGATAAAGCTCTTGCGCTACTTCTGCTGTTTCTATGATAGGGATATCATAGTAGGCTAGAATGGCTCTCGTTCTAAGCGAAAGCCCTAGAAGCATTGTGCCATGCATGCGTACCACCACGATGGGTGATTGCTCAGCGAGTGCGGGCTCAGTTTGCACTAAATCGGGGCTAGTTGGCCATTGCGCTTGTGGCACGGCTACTAGCTCCTTGCATTTATCGCTGAGCTGTGAGTAGCCTTCTAGCGTGATGAGCCAAGGTTCATTTTGAGGGAAGTACATTATTTTAAGGGGCTATTTGAGGTATTGTGATTGTTGCGAAGAGGTCAGTTGGTGAGATATCGTACTCTTGAGCTAGTTCCTTGATGAGTGCCATTTCGCGTGCACGGTTCTCAAGTTCTTCTGTGATGTCCATACCTTGCTCAGCGTAGTGATCAGTGAGGGTTTTGAGGCCTAGTTTGATGTCTTCGCGGTTTTGCTGCGCTTCTCGTCCTGCGTCAACTGTGACGCGTCGGGGCGTGGTGAAGTTGCATTCTATCCAGTTTTCCACTCCCTTGAGCTTACCTGTGCTAATGGCGTGCCCAATAACGTAGAGCCAGATTGGGCGCATGAGGCAGTCGATGAGGATGTTTTGTCTGTGTCCAAATCTGCGGTCTGCCTTCGCTACAATAAGGCGCACACCCGCTCCACCGATTTTTGAAGAATCAATGGCGAATTCAAAGGGCAATAAGCCTTGTGCAGAATCACGGCGGAGGTGTTCCAAGAAGCCTGTGAAGGTGGGCGATGGGCGCTTGCTCTCGTAGGGTGTGATGCTCTCTCCTTGGGCGACTCTTACGACTTTGCCGCCTAAAATCTTCTGGACGTACGTAACGTCTACTCCTTCCGCTTGCGCTGGAGCTGTGATTGAGTAATCCGAGTCGTCAATATCGGGTGTTGAGCTGGTCACGACACGGGCAATATCGGCATTCACCTTCACGGCATGCTTTTCCAGTGCGATGAGCTCCATCTCGTCAATGAGGTGATTGATACTGTGTTGTAGGCTTGGGCATCCGCGTATCTGAGACGATGAATCAGGCTCAAATACGTGCAGCACGTTGCGAGCTGGTAAGTCTTGGTATGATCCATCATCCAGCAAGAGGCGGTAGGAGATGGGTGTGCCATTGGGGCTGAGTTTGATGCCATCCACTGTGTCTTCAGCTTCATCATTGGAGCCAATGCGGTGTGTTTCGATGAGTTGGATTTTTGGGATGCCGTCCAGCTCTGTTTTTAGTATGAAAATCTCACCATCAACGTCCAGTGCCCTACAGATGAGGTGCTGACTTTGCGAAAGATTAAAACGCCCTGTAAGCTCAGCACGGCGAGCCCAGCGGGCAAAATAAGCCTCAGCCTCTCGGTTCCATTCGGTGTTTGTGCTCTGCGCCTGTGGACGTATGCCATCTCCTACGCTGTAGAGCGCCATAGAACTGACAATTTCTCGAAGGAATCCCGAGTTTTTGACGAGGTACCTACTCCTGCGCACAAGCTCTCCACGAACGCCAGCAGTGAGGTCAAGCTGTGCATCCTGAGGGCTTGCCCCCGCCACCACATGGCGACGAGGGCTTATGTTTGCACTTTCGTATGGGCTGCGTGCACCAAAGAAAAATCGTGATGCCCAGCGTTGTAGCTTGTTCATAGCGGGAAATGGTAGGGTACTTGGGTTAATCTTGTATTTCTCGACCTACCGTAAGTTTCGGGGTCAAGTTTGCGGAGAGCGTAGGCGCATTCTCCAAGAATATCTTGGACGGGCATGACAAGTTGGCGCGTGGCAGAGGTGCCGCCTTCGCTCCAGCTCATCACCGTCTTGCCTTCCATGAGCAGCTTCTTCGCCTTAGCTTGGATTTCTAGCACCTCAGCTACGGTGAAGCCTACAACAAAAAGTCCTTTGACAATGGCCATGATTATGATTCAAAAGCTTTGCGAGCTTCTGAGGTACTTGTGAAGTGCTTAAGTTGAAGGTGAGGTTTATCTACAAAACTCTTCCAATCGCCACCCCATTCGAGATTGTCGATGTTATGGGAGAGTTTCCCCGCGATGTCGTAGAGTCGATGAGACCAGATTGGTTCTCTGCCGTCAAAAAGGCAAAAGTCCCATGCAAGGCCGAAGTTATGCCAAGAATAGCCACCACGAGCGCGAGTCACGCGCGGGCGCTTGCGGTAGAGTGCATTTTGCTCGGCATAACTGCGCGTGCCACAGATGATGCGGAGAGCATACCCTTCTTGGAATGCTTGCCCGGCAGCCAAAATAAACCACTTTCGAGCCAGCCATTGGGCTTGGGGGATGAGTGTTGCGATATTCGTCTCGCTGCGCTCATCAAAGCATCCATATTCATTCTTGGCCTCTGCTACGACCTTGTCCCACTCTGCTTCTGCTGCGCGTGATAGTTTGCCAAGGATGCCATCAATAGATCCGTGGTAGTAGCCTGCAAGTCGCAGCAAACGCTGCCAGTACTTGCGGTCGCGTTTAATTTCACTGAGCGTCATTGTTTTTGTCGGGGGTAATGATGCTAATAAGGCCAGCTAAGCTAAGGCCTACTGCGATGATTGCTTCAACAAGGATGGGGCTGATGACAACGCCAAGACCTGCTGCCAAGGAAATGAGACCAATCCATGTTGAGCGCTCATTAAGTCTATCGATAATGTAGTTCATATCTATAGGCTTTTTGTCAATTTTTTAGAGAGACACGAAAAAGCCCTCGCGAGGAGGGCTTGCCTTGGAGCTTTAGGAAA